CGTTCGCTGCTGTCCGGCTGTCGGTTGACAAAACCCACAAGAGAATATATGTCTGTGATGAGGTATATGTTAATGGAGTGACCAACGACATTGCCTCTGATCTGACAAAGAAAATGATCGGACGGGAACGAATAATCTGTGACAGCTCCGAGCCTAAGAGCATCGCTGAATTTGTAAAACTGGGCGTACACGCGGAATCCGCGGAGAAGGGTCCAGGTAGCGTTGAGTCAGGGATAAAATTTATCCAACGATTTGAACTGATTATCCATCCTCGGTGTGTTAATTTCAGGAATGAAATAATGCAGTACCGTAACAAAGAAGATCGTGCGGGGAATGTATTGCCAGAACCTATTGACAAGAACAACCACCTAATGGACGCGATGAGATACGCTTGCGAATCGCTGATGAAAGCCCATTGGTCAGATTGGGTTAATTATGAACTCGAAAAATTAAAGGCCACCACATAGAAAAATAACTGTCAGTTTTACTCGCACAACATTTCATGAGAATGTAAATATAGATGAACCAAATGTCGATGGTCCAAAAGCTGGGCGCTTTTATACTTTTCGGAAGAAAAGGCATTACTTCTTTTGAATCACTCGCAGACTTCTTCTCCCGGCAAAAAGCAAACTCTAAAACATCATCAACGCTAACTAATACCTCAGAATACCTTTCGGCGGTTGAAACAATATCGTTTGTTGGTCGGTGTGTGCGGACAATCGCGGGCGATATAGCAGCTATGCCATGGGAGATCACGGACGAAAATGGGGACCCGGCCAAAGGCGCAGACGATATTATTAACTTGTTCAAAAAACCATGTCCAGGTATCAACAATTACAATTTTATTGCCATGTCAGTATTACATCTGCTACTGGACGGCAACGTATTTATTGTACCAGACGCTTTTGAAAAGACAAAATACTCCGTTAAGAACGGAATATATAACACGTTGAACCTGGTAACACCGTGTAATTGCACGGTCAGGGCTGGGAATACCATAATATCGGCATCCACTCAGACTTCTTATTCTTATGCTGACAGGTATGATATTTCGCTGTCGTCCAAGATCGTTTCTTTGGAAGCCAACAAAATGCATCACATCAAATACCTGAATGGTAATAACTGTATCCGTGGCATGGGGATAATTCAGGAGAACGCCCCAACATTAGACCAGGACCGCATATCGAGCATATTTAACAATGCTTTTTATAAGTTTGGGGCTCAAAGCAACATGGTTGTTAAGCCTCCGGTAGATATGGGGCCGGAAGATTTTGAGTTATGGCAGAAACTATTTGCAGCTAAATTCACCGGGGCACAGAATTGGGGAAAACCTATCTACACCCTGCCGGGAGGAGAAATCACCCCGTTAAATTTATCGAACAAGGATATGCAGTACCTTGAACAGCGGAAATTCACCCAGCAATATATTGCATCAGTGTTTTATTTGCCAGACCTTATCGCCGGGCTCAACGTATCCGGGAAATATGATACAGCAAAAGAACAAATAGAAATTTATCAGACTCTTACCCTCCCCCGCTTTTATTTATTGCTTGAAAGCGGGTATACTGCACTTATCCAATCCATAGCACCCGCACTGTTCTTCAAGTTCCGGCCAAAACATACAGTGAATCAAGAGAAAATGCAGATTGTAGTTAGCAGCTTGTTTGATCGAGGGATCATTAACGGCAATGAAGGCCGAGAGCTGATAGGCCTTGATAAGCGCGACGATCAACCGCATTTGGAAGACTTTTATATTGGTATGAGTTATTTGCCGGTATCTGAGGCTGGGTATCAGCCAGAAGAAACCACGGATGAGGACGGAAAAGCATACAACCCTGCTGGCCGCAGAAAACAGTTAATGTATTTGAGGACGGCAAGCAAAACCAAAACACTTACCGAGAAAAAGATACTGCCGATAGTCAAAGAGTACTACAGGGCTCAAAAAGAGCGTGTACTAACCGAGCTGGATAAGCATAAAGATATCGGCAGTATCACTACCAAAGAAATTAGCTCCGGGATAGGTATCGGGATGTTTTTTGATGAGAAAAAAGAACGTGATGAGATGAGAAAGAATGCCGCAAAGTTCCACACAGCGGCCAGTACCGTTTCGATCAATGAAATAAACAAGGTATTAAAAACATCTATCAATCCCAGCTTTCAGAATTATAGGTTCAAATTGGTTGTGGATAAGCTAGGGACCAGGTATATCAACAGAAAATTAAATACTGATCGGGAAGCAATAAAAAAAATAATCAATCAAAATATTGAACAAGGTAACGGACTAGCAGACCTAAAAGCCGATATCCAAGATCATTATGATACATATCTCGATGAAAAAGGCTGGGCGGCGGTACGTGTTGCCAGGACCGAGGCTATGTATTCGTTTGACCAGGCTTCAAAACTTGCATTCGAAGATTTACAAGTAAAAATGGTTGACGTTATCGGCTGCAAGGGCGACGACGATTATCCAGAAAGCAACTGCAACCGGTCGCATATCCCAATAGGCGAAATGGACACGATGGAATTTCACCCGAATCATACTGGTTGTTTTGTTCCATCGCTCGACGAATGGAGGGCTTAACTATGAATGTAGAACAAGAATTAATACGGATGAGGAAGCATATAGAAGAGGTTGGAGAATCATACATTTTAGAAAATGGCCTCGATAAAAAAGATTACCAGATTGTCCAGGAATTCAGCAGTTTTGATATTAAAAAGGATAAACCCAAAGACGATGACCGGGAAGGCTGCTGGATCAAGGGATATGGCTCGACCTTTCAGAATGTTGACCGTACCGGGGATATTATCAGCAACGAGGCTTTTAATAAAACGATCAAGGGACTTAAAAAGCTACCAATCCTAAAGGATCACTACAATTCCATTGATGCTCAGATCGGGTCCTGGGTGACATTCAGCATTGACGATAAAGGCTTATACCTTGAAGGTTTTATTTCGGCAGATGAAAAAAGCAATCATACAATCAAGCTTATCCAGGATAAACACTTGGATACGCTGTCTATAGGTGGTCTGTTCAAATACAAGCGCAATGCGGACGGGACATTATATAAAGACGAAAAAAATCATTTTCTTGTCGAAGACATATTATTGTTGGAAGTATCTATTGTTAGTGTACCAGCCAATCCCAAAGCTATTTTTACAGTGAAATCTTTTCTGACATCCGAGAACCCGGAGCGAGTAGCTAACGCGAAAGCCGACCCGGAAGTACTAAACGATGAAGAAAAGATTAAAAAATATGCAGATGAGATTTACAAAAAACTACAGGAGGTATTTTGAAATGGATAGGATGACAAAAATCCTTGAACTTATCAAGGCCGGAAAGACTGCCATTGAGATCAGCTTGGAAATTGCCAAGCTTTTCCCCGGCAGCAAACCGGATGAGATAGCGGCAGATATCAAGGCCGCCAATGATGCAATAGCAGTAGAAAAGAAATTGAAAGAAGACGAAGTCGCGGCAAAACACCAAGAGGAAATTCAGGTGGAAGCCAAGAAGTTGAAAGATCAGGAAGATAAAGCAACAAAACTTCCTGGTGTGCTTGGTGATGGCCAGAAAGCTACCACTGGAGAGTATCAATACAAATCGTGGATGAAAGACATCAAGGTTATTCGCGATTCCAGTTGGGCAGAGCCGATGATGAAAATGCTTAGACATGAACTGAAAAAAGAATACGGCCTAGCTGACAAAATAGCCGTAGAATTTATGTCAAAATCGATGTTGTACTCGGAAGAGTATAAACGGGCCTATCGGGAAAAATTGTTGCGCGGTGATGCAACGACCGGCTCCTATGCGGTCCCGGATGAGTTCAGCGATATGGTTTTTGTTGTAGCTCAGAGAGCATCACACGTTTTTGAGAGCGCGACCAAAATCACGATGATGTCAGATAAGTTGTATCTACTTGGTTCCGGAGACGTGACGTTTACAGAACTTGCTAACCAGAATACCGATCTTACCAATAGCGAACCTACCTTGACCCAGGATTATCTTGATCTGATCGATGCTGGTGCGTATTCGTTGATCCATCAGAATTTGATCGCTGATAGCAATGTGAACATAGTGGACCTTTTAGCCAATGCCTACGGGCGAGGGCTTGCGAAGTACCAGAAACAGGCAACCACAGTCAATAACGTGACCACGACAGGCGACAAGTTCAACGGCCTATACTCAATATCAGGCATAGGCAGCGTATCGGTTATAGATGCAGTAGGCGGAACTATCCAGTACAAAGATATTCTGAACCTCGTTGGCGCGGTGGATGAAAGCTTTGCTTCTGAAATTATTATGGAAATGAACCGGGCGGAGTGGTTAAAGATACTAGACATCAAAGACAACCAGGGCAAACCGATACTGTGGTCACCTGCCCAGGGGGATGTACGCAGGGAAGGCACATGTATGAATGTGCCGTGTTATTGGAACAACCAGATGCCAGCAACACTTACTGTATCGACTGGGGCAAGGACAGGCGGAGCAACCAGCACGATTCTGTGCTATGCACCGTCTGAAATACAGATGGGTATTAAGGGAGGTTTCGAGTTCGAATCTTCCCGCGAATACAAATTTATTTCGCGCCAAATAACTTTCCGTGGCGTGATCCGCTGGGTGATGGGCATGAAGAATGCTACCGCAGCGGCAAGACTTACCGGGATTAAACGGTAGAACGGGAGAAAACTTATGAAGAAAATAATTAGAATATTAGCTCTTGTTATGGTTGTTTCTGCCCTTTTGGTTAGTGGTGTAATGGCCATCGATTATAGTTTGCCGTACCAAGCTTACAAAAGCGATATAGATTATGTAGGGGCATCAACGGGAGTTACCGTAGATATTTCGGCCAATTCATATGGCAGGGTTGTAATAGACTCAATTACGTTTGAGTCTGACCTAACCACATCTATGGTCAGTATTTATGTGGGTGCAACTACTGGGACAACCGACAACTACACGCTGATCGGCAAGTTAAGCGGCGGGGATGGGACTGTGCAATATACCGGGAGTGCAGGACAACCATTTTTTATTGGGGATGCGAACTATCAATCTCGTAT